TTAACAGATGAAGATACGTTTGATAAGATAGATTTATCTATAAGGCATAAGACAAAACAGAATAGAGTTATTCTTATACTTAATCCTGCTACAAAAGAGCATTTCATATATCAAAGATTCTTTGAAAGCAAAGGAGTGGCTGCAGGAAGTAACATAACAAAAGGAGATACAACGTACATACATACAACGTATCTAGATAATATTGAAAATCTAAGTGAATCATTCTTACAACAGATTGAAACTATCAAGGAACGAAGACCTGAAAGATACCAACATCAAATACTAGGTGGTTGGTTAGATAAAGCTGAAGGAGTTATTTTTACCAATTGGTCAATAGGCAAGTTTCAAGATGTAGGTACTGTTGTGTACGGTCAAGATTTTGGATTCAGCAACGATCCATCTACATTGGTTGCAACTTCAATAGATTCTGTTAATAAAAGAATATACCTTAAACTTTTGATGTATCAAACGGGGTTAACTACTACTGAAATATACCAACTTAATAAACACTATGCAGAAGATAGGTTAATTATAGCAGATTGTGCTGAGCCTAGATTGATAAATGAGTTACGTTCTAAAGGCTTGAATATACTTGAAGCAGTCAAAGGTCAAGGAAGCGTCACGCATGGCATTACAATACTGCAAGATTACGATTTGATAGTAGATGAAGAATCAGTTGATTTAATTAAGGAGTTGAATAATTACTGTTGGCTAGAGAAGAAATCTAAAACACCAATAGATAAACACAATCACGCTTTGGATGCTATACGATATGCAGTAGGTTATCAGTTAGATAATCCAACACGAGGTACATACGCAATATATTAACTATGGAATTTATACACATGAATGAAATGATTGAACGAGTAGAGATGTTTCTATGGGATTCAAAGCAAGTCAAGGTTAAAATAATTATAAACAATCCAATGAGTCTGCACCATGATATGCAACTATTAAACCATGCATACAATATTGCCTTAGACTATTACAAAAACAAGAACTAATTGTTATAATAATAATGAAACTAGAAATTCAAGTACCAACTAAATTAAGTGATATATCTTTAGAGAAATATCAATCTTTCATGGCTATTAAAGAAAGCAATGAAGACGAAGATTTTATAGGTAGAAAAATGATAAGTATCTTTTGTGGTATTAAAATGAATCACGTTGGATTACTTAAGAAGCATTCAATTGATGAAGTAGCTGAAGTCTTTGTAGATATATTTAGCACACTACCGAAGCATCAAGAAACATTTGAGATGGGTGGGAAAACATTCGGTTTCATTCCTAACCTTGAAGATATAACACTAGACGAATATATCGACCTAGACAATAATATAGGTGATTGGAAAACATTCCATAAAGCAATGGCCGTAATGTACCGACCTATCATTAAAACGAAAGGAGATAAGTTTGAAATAGAGCCTTATATATCTAATATAACTTATGCCGATGTAATGAAGCATGCACCTTTGGATGTTGCTACTGGAGCAAAGGTTTTTTTTTGGAATTTAAAAAGAGAATTATTGAAGGGTACGATAGCTTATTTGGAGGAGCAGGTGAAGGAGATGAGTATTCAGCACAAGCACAATTCAATAAACGATGGGGATGGTACAACAGCCTTTACGCACTTGCTAGAGGAGATGTACAAGAATTTGAACGAGTTGGAAAACTTAGGTTTCTTCAATGTCTACAATGGTTAACATACGAAAGTGAAAAGGTAAAAACAGAACAACAAATGATTAAGAAATGACGGGATTCTACGCAGTAACAACTAAAATAAAAGATACACTATATTTAGATAGCTTTGTAAACACAGTTACGATAGGTGATATATTCGATGTGGATTTAAATAAACAAACAATCTTTCCTTTATCTCATTTAATAGTGAATACAGCTACAAAAGAGGATAAGGTAATGCGGTTTTCTTTTACTTTGGTTTCAATGGATTTGGTTAATATATCAAAAGTTCAGGTTGCAGACCAATGGCTAGGTAATGATAACACACAAGACGTTCTAAATACGCAATTAGCAGTACAATCTAGGTTAACTGAATTACTTAAACGTTCATCTATTGTAACTGACCATTATATCTTAGATGGCAATCCTACATTTGAGCCGTTTACAGAACGATTTGAAAACAACTTAGCAGGATGGGCTTGTACGTTTGACGTATTAGTACCTAATGATATGACAATATGCTAGAACTTCAAAAGGAATTAGACCGCTTTAGAAAGCGTGTAATGGATACGGCTAAGCAGAATCTAAGAACACAAAAGAAACGTGTTACAAGTGAGCTATATAATTCTATTAAATCATACGCTAAAGTAAGCAAGAACAGTTTTGAGTTAGGTTTCAGTCTAGGTGATTACGGTCAATTTGTAGATCAAGGAGTAAAAGGTGCAAATCCTAGTGGCTCACCAAAATGGAGACAGAAAGCACCGAATAGCCCCTTCAAGTTTAAGCCATCCAAGACAAGTATAAACACACAAAGCTTAGGCAAGTGGATGAAGCTAAAAGGAATTCATCCTAAGAAGTTAAAAGGCAATAAAGCAATATCACAAAAATCATTACAGTATTTGATAGGTAGGTCAATTCATGGTCAAGGAATAAAGCCTAGTTTATTTTTTACTAAGGCATTCGAGAAGGAATTTAAGAACTTAAGTACTGGAGTTGTGAAAGCATACGGATTAGATGTAGAAGAATTACTAAAATATAGTTTAAATGGCAAATAGAATATTTACACGTTCACCGTATAATGTAACGGTAACAGGCACAGCAAATCAAGAAACAACTTGTGAACTATTTATATGGAATGGTACTTATTCAAGTTCTGCACCTGCTACACCTACAAGAACACTATCTAAGAAAGTACCTAGTTCAGTTGTTACTACGGTTAATTATAACATATCTAACTATCTTCGTGAATACATTTCGTTTAGAGATGAGCCACAAGTATACAATACGCTTTCAGATGTCAATATAGTACAGTTTTGTAACGTTAAAGTAAAGTTATACTTAGCAGGAGTTTTGCAGTCTACAACTACTTATGTTGCTTTAGATGGTTTTGGTTATTATGAAGACGATTTTAATCCAACTTTATCTACTTCAATGTTAACGGAAGGAACTTACTACTATCATTACGATAGTTCAGGTGCTGTTTCAGATATTCCATTAAGACCAGGTAGTTTAACGATAGATGGTTTATCAACTTGGAATGTAAAATATACTGATTTGGTAAATGGTGCAACACATACTACAAATATGAGTACTACAATGCTTCGTAAAATATACCGAGTATATCCAACATATTGGGCAGATGGTAACAAGGTAGAAGTTTTAGATGGTAGTTCAGTAGTTCAAGCGACATATTATTTCAAGCCATTACAAGAATGTAAATACGATGTATATTATTTAGATTTCATTAACCGTTATGGTGCATGGCAAAAAGAATTTCTATTCAAGGCTTCTAAGCAATCGTTTGAAACAAAGAATACAGATTACAACCTAATGAGTTCAAGCTACAACTATGAGCCTAAAAACGCTACTAAGGCTGTAATGAATTCAAACGGTAATGAATCAGTAAAATGTAATACGGGTTGGGTAGATGAATTCTTTGGAAGTTCAACACTTAAAGAGTTATTATTATCTGAGCGTATCTTACTAAATGGTAAGCCAGTTAAAATGAAAACTAAAGGCGTTGAAGTATTGAAACATCTAAACGAAAAGTTGATTAACTATACACTAGATTTTGATTATGCATACGATATAATTAATAATATTATATGAGAGCGGTTAAAATATTCATTGAGAATCTTCAACTTGATTTATTTCAAGATGAAACGATTGAGGTTACTTCTAGTGTTCAGAACATTTCAGATATTGCAACGGTATTTACTGACTTTTCACAAAGTTTTAGTGTGCCATGTACACCGAATAATAATAGAATCTTTGAACACTACTACAATAACGATGTAAATACTACAATCGACCATAATAAAAGACGTGCTGCGAGAATTGAAATTGATACAGTACCATTTAGAACGGGGAAAATTCAGTTAGAGAAATCACAAGTCAAAAATTCAAATGCTGATAATTATTCTGTTACTTTCTTTGGTGACATTGTAACGTTTAAAGACTTGGTTTTAGAAGATAAATTAAAAGATTTAGATTATTCAACTATAAATCATGCTAATTCAGGTGCTGAAATTCAAGCAAGAATAGAAACGGATTCATCTATTACAGATTACGATGTTAAATATCCTTTGATTTCATCAAGCCGTCCTTGGGGTTATGGTATAACGGGAACGAATGATATAAATACAGTAGGTGGTGCAATTGTTTATAGTGATTTGTTTCCTGCAGTTAGGGTTGCTTCAATCTTTGAATTGATTGCGTTGAAATACGGAGTAACTTTCACTGGTAATATTCTAACAAACAAAAGATTTACAGATGCATTCTTATTATACAAGAATAAAGAAGTCACTTCAACTTATGGTGAACCAAGTGATTTAATATTTGGAGTAGCTAATGCTTCAACTGATATATTATATAATTCTTTAGTTCAACAAAGACCTATTCCTGACTATCCAATTATTGGAAATGATGAGATTATGACGGCTAGGTATTACGATATTAAAGTGAATATTGTAACGGCATCTGCAGTTGATTATTATTTAGACGTTTATATTAACGGTGTTTTGACAAGTTCATATTTAAGCAATGGAACATATACATTCAATGTAATAACTTTTGGCTTATATTCTGCTACTATAAACTATTCTTTTAAATTACGTTCATCTGTAGTAATGACCTTTACAGGAACTGTAGATTATATTTATAATTATACTGTACAAAATATACAAGACCCATATACATATCCACCGTATAATGGTAATACAACTTACACAGAAACTATAACAAGTACTACAACAACAACGAACACTAACCTTTCAGCATTCGCTCCTGACATGAAGATAATGGATTTCATGAAGGGTATATTTAACACGTTCAATTTAACGGTTGTTTCAACTTCACCTACTTCATTTAGATTTCAAACGTTACATGATTTCTATAATTCAGGAAGTTTAAAGAATATTACGCCATATGTTATAACAGATGATATTACTATTTCACGTCCTAAGTTATATAATGCTATTTCTTTTGAATATGAAAAGAGTGAATCATTTTTAAACAAGGGTTACTTTGATTTATTTGGTAAAGAATACTCAAGTTTAAAAGCTGTGTTCGGTTATGATGGCGGCGACTATACAATAAAGCTACCTTTTGAAACATTAATGCATACTAAATTTACAAATACAAGTCTACAAGTAGCATATTGTTTAGGCACTTCTCCTGAATACAA